CGTTTCAAGTCCCGTTGATACTGGCGCATATCGTGCTTCTCATATTGTTTCGATTGGATCTGGTGATTATGGTGTGCGTGGACCTGAAACAAACGCCGTGCAAGATGCAGCTATTCAAGCAGTTAAGTTTAAGATGGGGAGTTTGATCTATATTCAAAATAACCAGCCTTATGCTGAGCGCTTAGAGAATGGTTGGTCCGATCAAGCACCACTAGGTATTTACAGCACTACATTCACTTATATTACTCAAAAGTACGGTGGTTAGGATGGCAATGACTTTAGAGCAGACAAGGCAAGCTATTATCGATCGTATGCAAAGTTTTACAGGTATTGCACAGAACAGAATTCAGTATCCAAATGCACCAGGCTTTGAAGTACCAAAGGAAGGCTTGTGGTGTCGCTTAACGATTGCAGGTGGCCCAAGTTTTATTTCAGGCATTGCTGATAATCCTTGCACACGCCGTAGCGGTAATATCATGATTCAATGCTTTGTAAGGCCGAATACTGGAGACAGGGAAATAACAGAACTTAGTGATGCTTTGCTAGCACATTTTGAATATTTCTCAGTCGAACATTTAGAATGTTTGCAAGGACAATCAGTTTATACGGGTAAAGATGCTGACTTTGTGCAGTACAATGTATCAGTACAATTTAGAGTTAATTAAAAATTATGAAAAGTAAAAGCCTATTTATTCCACTATTATTATGTTTATCGAGCAATGCGTTTGCTATTCCAGAAACTGCACCTACGCCTACCGAAATATCTAATGGCATATATTGTGAGAACATTGGTAAAGTTGCTTTTTCTACTTTTAACGCCATGTGGGCTGATGTTAGTAAGGATGCAATAAAATTAGTATTTACAAGTTTTTTAGGTGGTGATTATAAAGATGATGTGAGTGATGTGGTAGATAAGGTCTATGATTTTCCAGAAGTAACCGAAAAAGATGAAAATAGCATGCTTGCTATGGTGAATTTTCCACGCCAAGTGGAGGATGAATGTTTGGGAGCTAAAAATGAGCCAAAACAATAATAATGATAAGTTTAGTGGTGCATTTAGTGAATAATGTGAACAAAACAAAAGGCTTAATTGCCTGAATTTACCCAATAAACCTGAACTACTTTTAATCGAACCTGTCCTTAGCGGCAGGTTTTTTTATGCCTGAGTGTTTTATTTGTATTCTCCATTCAGGCTCAACATAACTCTAAGGAGTAAAACTATGAATGCGAAATTTAATCCTGTAACTAAATTGGTTGATGTTCAAAAAGGCGAGCTAATAACTACCACCCTACAAATTGCACTAGGTCCGGGACTAACACATAAGTCTGTTAGCAGATAAACAATTTATTCCTTCAAGAATTAAATTACTTAATCCGTTGCCAATGGGTATCGAAGGCTGCATTGTCGCCTTCCATCATCGGAACCCAAATAAAGCCCCTCATGTGGGGCTTTTTCGTTTGGGGCGTATTTTGCATTTGCAGGAATCAGGTGTTTCATGGATGCCAATTCAAGTCGTTCAAGCTTTTGGTTTTAATCGGGTGAGTTTCTATGATTAAGATTATTTATAAACAAGATCCTTTGTCTGAAGAACAGACAATTGAACATGCCGAAACTTTGGGCCAGTGGCTTACTTTAAAATATAAACATATGCCTGAGCATCTCCGTATTTTTCATAACCCTAGTGATATGGAACATGCTGAAATCTCTATGGCTAATGAAGTCACACCAAAAAATGCTTATGAGTTAAAGCAACTTAACTTCTTGCCGGGAACTTTTATTGTTGTTGAGAATCCAAAAGGCATTGAACTTGGAGCGGCTGCTTGGGCTGCAATTATCTCATTGGTGGTGGGTGTTGCTGTTGCATTATTAATGCCTGTGCCTTCAATTACCCAAACCAACCAGAATAATAGTCAATCATCCTCAGCAAACAATGAGTTGTCTAACCGTGAAAATAAAACTCGTGTAAATGGGTGTATCGCAGATAATTATGGAGCTGGGTTGAATACACCAGACTTAATTGCTGTTCCCTATAAGGTTTATGAAAACAATGTTGAAGTTGAGCATGTTGTCGGCTGTATTGGACGTGGGTACTATCAAATCAATGACGCATTTGATGGTGAAACCAATATTATTGATATAGCAGGTGCATCGGTTGAAGTTTACTGACCAAACGTCGATATTGTTTCTGGGCAGCCGTATTTTTCACTTGGAAGTGAAATTACTACACCACCACTAACTGTTCAGCATCAAAACTCAGTGAATAGCCAGATCTTGCGACCAGCAGATACGCAAAGTCTTGAAGGTACAAACTATCTTATTTTTTCTTATCCAAACGAGATACTACGAGCAGCTGCAAACAATACAGATTTAACGACGAAATTTGTCAGTAATGACCGTGTTGAAATCACTAATGCTTCATTTCCTTATAGCAGGCAGACATACAATTTAAACGGTATTTATAGTGTCTTATCTGTTGCTGATGACTGAATGGCTTTGTCTAATCCGGCAGCAGTAAATCCGAACTGGCTAAAGCTAAAAGAACTTACCAATCAGCAAACAGGTGCTCTATCCCCAAAGCTTTCTTCTATTGGCGAGAAATGGATTGGTCCGTTTATACTGGACAATATTGAACGTAGTCGAGTCATTTTTAATTTTGTGGCGACTAATGGCCTTTACACTGTGTCAGCGGGTAATAATCAAGCAGCAATAAACGTCACAATTGAGGTTGAGGTCACGCCTGTAAACGAATCTGGCGCAGCGATTGGCAATCCAATGCTGAAACAGATCATTCTTAAAGGATCGGCGAAGTCGCGACAAACGGTTGGTTCAACACTTGATATGGTCACATTTCAGGGGCGCTGTAGTGTACGTGCTCGACGTTTAACACCAACACCGAGTGTTGAAAATGTGATTGACGAGGTCAAGTGGCAAGCGCTATATGGTGCTTATCCTTTGCAAAGCACAATGTATGAGCATGAGACGGTCTTTCGTGCACGTACATATGCAACCACTGGCGCGTTATCTGTCAAAACCCGCAAGATCAATTTTGATCTTCAGCGGATGTTGCCAACCTATGAAAATGGAGCAATGACAACAGAGCTATTCCCAACTTCTAGTTTTGCTGATGCTTTGGTATCCATGGCACTTGATGACAAGATAGGTCGTCGTACGATCGAAGAAATAGATCTGCAAAATATCTACCGAACATATAACGAAGTTGTCGATTATTTTGGGACTCCATTAGCTGCTGAGTTCTGTGCCACCATTGATGATACTAATCTTTCGTTTGAAGAATTGGTGACGAACCTTTGTGATGCTGTATTTTGTACAGCATATCGTCAGAACAATAAGCTAAAGATCTACTTTGAAAAGCCAACAGATAATTCGGTGTTACTGTTTAACTTCAGGAATATTATTCCAGACACCTATAAAAGAGAGCTTACCTTTGGAGTAATGGATGACTATGACGGCTTAATCTATGAATATACTGATCCCACTGACGATAGCCGTATCAATATTTATTTACCAGATAAAGCAGCTAAGAATCCAAAAGAAGTGAAATCTGTAGGTGTGCGTAATAAGTGGCAAGCTCACTTTAATGCATACCGACTCTGGAATAAGCTGCGTTTTCAGCGTAAATCCATCATCTTTGATGTAGCACCAGAATCGGAACTCTTAGTTATACGTGACAGGATTGCTGTAGCGGACTATCGAAATGGCATTCATCAAAGTGGCGAAGTGGTGCAGCAAGATGGCCTAATTCTCACTCTAAGCCATGATGTTGATTTCGTTGCTGGTAAGAGTCATGTGATCTATCTGCAAATGGGAGACGGTACTGTTGATCTAATTCCTGTTACTGGTGGATCTGCCAAGAATAAGGTGGTTTTAGGACGTTTGCCGAACGGTGCATTAAAGTTAAGTCCTGATGATTTTGTTAATACTCTTTATACAGTGGTTAATGACGATACTAAGGGCTCATTACCTTATCTAGTAGCCAAGAGAGAGGCTTCAGACCAGTTCGCTAACACCATCACTGCAATCAACTATGATGAACGCTATTATCTCAATGATAAGGATTTTATTGATGTGCCAGTTGATGATTCACCGATTTATATTCGATATGACCAGCTAGACCTGAATTTAGCTCGTTTGTACCAGATGCAAAGAGGTGATCTACCAACAACCGGTGAAATTAGTTTTGTGGTCGAGGCTGGTGCTTTGGTTTCGAGTTCAAGTTCACTTAGAACTGAAACTAGGATGGTTTATAAGCATACTAATAACTCGGAAAAATTGGTGTTTATTGTTCCTGCTGCGTCTGAATTGCCCGCAATTGATACAGGAGAATTTCCACCTGATTTGGTCGTGAACCTAACCATTAAAGGCGCAGTTGTTGGGCGAGGTGGTGATGGTGGTTTGCCACATTTGGCCTTTGGTGCCTGGGAGACGGATCCAGATTACAACTTTACTAAAACTCGTCGTGATGGTTTTCAGGGAGCACCGGGCTTAATGAATCGCCACAGTAAACTGAATCTGATTATTGACGGTGGAACTTTAGCTCGAGGTGGTTCAGGAGGTGGAGCAACACCAAGCGGTATTTACACTGGATTGTCATATGGGGTTCAGGGTATTCCAGGTGGAGCTGGTGCACCATTTGGGCGGGTTATGACAGGACAACCAATCTACAATGATACTCAAGACTGGCGTTGGTACTTTACTGGTGGTTACATGATGGTTGTAAAAGTTACAGATGCTGAAGCTGCAATTCCGGGTAAAGGCTATCGAACTCAAAACGACCGCTATGGATCTCCATTGTCAGGCGATGGTGGAGCATGGGGGCAACGTGGTACCAAGTCGACAAATAGTGGAACTTCGAACTGGAATTATCATGGAAAAACTGAAGGTCAGCCGGGAGCGGGCGGTACTGCAATTGTGGGAGTTGCACCATTGACAACTCAATTGATTAACGGAGGGAGAGTCCTACAAAGCCTTTAAACCTTAAAAGAACTTAGAGCATCCGATTGGGTGCTTTTTTATGGTTGCTCCAATGATGGATTGGACAACAAACAAATACCGCTTCCTAGCGGTTTTTTTATTTCTGGAGATATAAATGGAACCAGTTTCTACTAGCGGTTTAACAGCATTATTAAAATTCTATGGGGCAGCAATTATGGTGACTTTAGCAGTCGCATTAGTTGCAGCAGTTGTATTGATGACACGTATGCCACGCTCACCGCAGGAATGGGCCGTGGGGCTTATTTGTACGGTTGTATCAAGCCTTGCTGGTGGCTCATTCATTATCGTGAAGTGGGGGCTTCATGAGTGGATTACAGATATTTGGGGAATGATTGCACTTGGTGGCTTCTTCTTTATTTGTGGTATTCCCGGTTGGGCTTTGGTCCGTTGGATATTCAACTTTATTAATAAACAGGAAGGTAAGACGATTGTCGAAGTAATTAAAGAAGTTAAGAAAGCCAAAAGAGATATCGAAAACAGTTAATGCCGCGTTCGTGCGGTTTTTATCTAAACTCAATTTATTACTTTTATATTAAAAAGTGATTCCGAGCATATTATTTGTCCTAAAATCCTTAGTTTTACTGATTTAATTACGGTTTTTTATGGGAAATTTAAGAATTTTGGGTGAAACGTTAGAGAATGCAGAAATATTGAAGGATGTTCAATATCATATTAAGGACAAGAGATTACCAATATCACTAAAAGATGATTTGAATAAACAGATTGTCGAGGTTGAAAAATATTTTGGTGAAACTGAGTTTGAAAAACTTGAGCTTAAGAAAAATAAGATCAATGTCTGGACAGGGATTCTTGCTGTTCCTGTATTGATTTACTGTGTTGCCTTATTCTTAAGTCGATACATACACAACTTTGGAATCAATCTTGATGTGGATATGATGAACCATATGTTATTTGATAACGTATTTAAGTATATATGGGTTGTCATTCTTTATGCTGCAGTATTCTTCGGATTGATTGGTTACTTTTATTTACTTAACAATCAAAGCAAACAATTAATTGAAAAGAATGTAGAAAGGCTTCTTAGCTAAATAAATTTTTAAAATCCTGAAACCTCGCATTAGCGAGGTTTTTTATTATCTGAGGAAAAGTGAAATGAACATCGAACAATACCTTGAAGAGCTTATTAAACGTGAAGGCGGTTATGTAAATAACTCTGCGGATCGTGGCGGCGCAACTAAATACGGCATTACTGAAGCTGTGGCCCGGGAAAATGGCTATAAGGGCAACATGAAAGATTTACCGCTTGAAGTGGCCAAAGTAATTTATAAGAAGCAGTACTGGACGGCTCCTCGTTTTGACCAAGTGAATACAATCAGTTCAGCAGTTGCTGAAGAGCTTTTAGACACTGGCGTTAATTGTGGTACTGGATTTACAAAGCCACTTTTACAACGTGCATTGAACTTGCTGAATAACCAAGGTAAAGCTGATTTTCCTGATCTTGTGATTGATGGTGTTTATGGATCAACAACATTAGGAGCTCTAAAAACCTATTTAGCAAAGCGTGGGAAAGAAGGTGAGAAAGTCTTGGTGCGAGTTCTCAACATTATGCAAGGGCAACGCTATATTGAAATCTGTGAGCGTAATTCAAACCAAGAACAATTCTTTTACGGTTGGATCGCTAACCGCATTTCACTATGAAGATTCTGGTTTTGCTGAACATCTTATTAGCTGGATGTTCAGCTCATACGATGAAAAGAGTAATTCAACCTCTTGCAGAATTTCATGAATTTCCTTGGTGTATGACATCTCATAGTGAATATTTTGATAATTTAATCAAAACCACAGGCAAAGATAACTAATAAAAAAAGGGGCTTTGGCCCCTTTATTTTAAACTTCTGTTTTTATTTGTTTCTGAAAATATAAATACCACTAAAAATTAAGAACATAGTTTGAAATAAAAGCCATACAAGTGTTGAGTAATTTGAACACTTAGTGATCGAATCATAAATAATCTCTTTATAAGATACAGTTTCCATCATGTTTAGAAGTATTAATTCAGCTAATAATAGAACCAGACTAACAATAGTATAAAAATATTTATTTCTTATAAAAATTAAGATTATTGAAAATATGATCGATAATAGACCACACATCCCTAACATTGATGGATCATTAGCCGAAACTCCATTTAATTCTTTAAAATAGGTAATAGTGCCAATAGCAATATATTCATTAATACATAAATCTTGACCAAACTTATCAATCGTATATCCACCAATACCCGATAAGAATAAAAATAATATAGCCACATATCTAATCATAATTTATAAACTCAATTTTAATGATGGATCAAATTTCCATGTTTCAACTTGTAGTTCTGGATCTGCACGGCAAGTTCCTTGGCATCCATCTGGAATTGCTATTACGTCACCATTAAGAGCTAATTTTATAGCTTCTTGCCATTTCCATGAACGAGCATAGACAGCTTTTTCAAGCCTTTCTTTTGGAATTTCTCCCTTTATCCAACTTCTTAAAGCCTTTTCACCCGCATTATAAAAAACAGTTGACTCTTGTAGTGTTAATTTCCGTCCTAATATGTTTCCACCACGAACCACATTTTTTGCTACTAGATCCATAGCTACAGTGGCATCAGTACAGATCACAACAAAAGTTTCATAGAGCCAATCAGGATTCATTTTATCAATGTTCATCAACTCTGCTGCTAATCCTACTTGCATCTCTCCAAAGCCATAGCTGTTATGAGGATAGACTTCACCTAGATTAAGATAAAAGGATAAGAGGTTCTTTCTATAAGCCCATACACCATGCATTTTTTCTTCGAATACAATAGATGCAACGATCTGAGGATCTATGCCATTTTTAGCGCTAGCTGTTTTAATTTCATTCCTCAAATAAGCAACCATCCTTAAACCTTCAGGTACAGGATACGTAGTTGGTACAGTTCGATTTTGAACTTTATGCTTATCTTCTTTTTCGGTTTTATCTTGAAATAGTTTAAGTTGATATTCGGTTATTAAGGGTTTTGAATTAGCTTCTTTTGTATATGTATGACCATAAATTTTAACTTGAGGATTATATTCAGTACCCGATGGCAAAAATATCTTAAAAGAAACCGTTGTTTTTGCAGCATCTTCTTGTTCATTTAACTCAAAAAATGCTTCACTACCCAAACCATTTGATTGAATTGGAAGTTTTCTGGTTGCTCCAGCTCGTCCCTTACTCGTTACAAAGGTAGCTACAAAACTAAACTTACTAAAATTTAAGATATTCTTGCTTTCTTTGATTCTTAATCTTGCGTAGGCTTTTGACATTATTAATTATCATCTTCAAGGTTTGTATGTTTATCAACCAAATGAAAACTAATGTTTTCTTGTTGTTCAGTATAAATAGGTGAAGTATAACCTTCTGAATTAGTTGTTCCTTCAATCAGTTTGCCAGATTCAGTTACCGCAAAATATGCTTTATTTCGATGAGGTATATTTTCACCATCTATAAGTTGAACGCTAACATTGAATAAGCCACTATTTACTTCAGGTAAAGTAGGAATATGGCTAACAACTTGTTCACCTGACTTGAATATATGCTGACCAGCTTTAACCTCAAATTTACCTCCCGTTATTATCGTAATACCTTTATCGTTTATTACCAACCGCGAACCACCCGCCATATTTTTTTATTCTCTAATTAAAAATAATGAGGCTAGAATAACATACCTTCAGAAAACTCAAAAAACACAGTAATGACAATGATTATTTCGGCTCATTTAGAAGACTGCATACTGATCGCAGCCGATAAAAGAGCCATGATTTATGATTTAAATTCCAGATTATTAAGAATTTCTCATGATGATCAAGCGAAAATAAAGTTATGGTGCCGTGGTGCTATTACAGGCACAGGAGACAGTTTATTTATAAATCGTATAATGAATTATTTTGAAAATTTAACAGAACAAGAACAAAAGCTTGAACAAATAAATGTGATTCAAATAGAAATAGAAAGGAGATTATCTGAAGGGGTTCCAAAAGAGCTTCTTTCTAATAATACGCTTATATTTTCAATATTTAATGGCTATAGAACCTTATTATATACAATACCTATACAGCCATTTTTTGACACATTTAAACTTGGTGGATGCGAACATTTAAGAGTCCAAGTTAATGAAATTAAAGAATGGACCATAGAGGTGTGCTGTTTAAATGTTCCTTCCGATTTATCATTATTACAAGACTTCCAGCGAAATTTAAGAAGCCTAAATAGCTTTGAAAGTGAGAGGCATTTCATTAGTTACTATATAGAGCATTTAAAGACTATTTTTGCGAAACAAGCCTCTATAGATACTAGTGTTACGCCATCTTTTGATCTGTATTTACAATCATGTGAGACTGGATGTAGCTTTGCCATTCATATTGAGAATAATTTTTTAACCCCTTCAAATGCCTAACGTTTTACTAATTAGTCTAACTAGACCAAGATTAACAAAGTTATTTTTAACTTTAAGAATTATTTGGCCAAATGTGGGAGAGAAGGAGAGAGACTATTAGTTCGAGTGCTGAATATCATCCAAGGCCAACGTTACATTGAAATCTGTAAACGTAATCCAAACCAAGAACAATTCTTTTATGGGTGGATCGCCAATCGGGTTGTTATAAGAAATTCTTTCATTGCAGACGTTCAAAGATAGCTTTCACAATCACACTGCTGTGCATTCTATCAGGATGCACAGCTCATACGATCAATAGTAAAGTGAGTATTGGGATCTGTGTTAAAGCTATTTAAATTTAAGTTTTATTTCGAAGCCTGATCCTTTCCTGATTTAAGAAGTTCCATTATTAAGTTTGTAGTCAATTCAGGGCTTAGCTCTTTAATATTGGAACTTTCAATATTTGGTCCAGCAAAGTATTTATCAGCTAATTGCATTTTCAGTTTAACAACTTCATCTTGTTTAAATTCCGCCATATAATATGATAGGGCTGTAATTTCTAACCATGTTTTATCGCAATAAGTTTTTATATTGAGTAACCGTACTCTTTCTTTAATTAAGTAAGTTAAATAACCTGTTAATGTTATGTAGAAAGAAAGATAAAAAATATAAGATTGCCAGTTAATCTCATTTTTTGTAATTGTAAAGTAACAAAATAGAGTAATCAAAGATATGATGATAAATATAAAAAATCCATTAATTGCCCTAGATAAATGACGAATTGGGCTATCTTGTTTATTGCTAAAATTTTGATGTGCAAAAATTAATTTTTGGTCTTCAATTAGGCCAATTTTTTCTCTTACACCTTTAGATAACTCAGTTAATTTTTCTACTTCACCATTGAGTTGTTGTGTTTTTTTCTCATAAAGAAGATCAATAATATCTCTCTCAATTTTATCTTTTTCTTCTTTCGTACCAATAATACTTTTCTTAAAAAAATTAAAAAATTTTAAAAGTATTGTTTCATCATATTCATTTGTATCTAAGTAATTTTTGATTGTACCAATACTATCAAAGGTACTATTTGCGCTCTTTATATGATCATAAATTTTTAATAAATATTCTTTATTATTTTTTTCATCCGTTAAATTAATATTGAGATAGTATAGTTTGAACTTAAGTGTATCTCTAAGAAAATCACCAAAATTTACGGGGGTTTTTTGATTTTGAAAGATATTATTTTTAATAGCTACTAACTTAGCCTTTAGATCTTTTAAATTATTTGCTTGTTGTTCAAAATCTTCATCTGTATATAATTCCAGATAAAAAGGGGGGTTAAATAAATTTTCCTTTAAATGTCCCTGAAGGTCATGCAAGGTATATGTTGGATCATAAGGATCAGGACTTTTCTGTAGATCTAAATATTCATTCTTCGCCTCCATATCATTTGTTATTTGAATTATTTCTTTAGCTGTATTCTGTAAATCATTTATCCTATCTTGCGACATGATCTTGTTTTCAAAGTAATAATATTTGGCTAGTCTACATCTTATTAACCCTTTAAAAAAGATAAGGCCTAGTTTATCTTCACTAATTTTTAATAACTAACAGTTGATCAAATCTGAAAGGGTTCTTACTTAACTTGTCACGGCTCATCGACCAAGTTCGACCTGGTATATAAGAAGGACCAACACCGAGCTTTTTCTTACCAAACTTACTATGGATACCATCCATAGCCTGCATTAAACATTCCTTTTTCTCTATGTGCTCAAAGTCAGTTAGAAGGTCATAAGTATGGCCTGATTTGGGTTCAAGACCTGTCAGCACAACACCACATTTCTTGTATTTAATTCCTTCTTTATAAATATTGTTCAACATTCTTGTCGCTGCTTTGACGAAATCGATAGCGCAATCTGTGGGCTCAGAAAACGAACCTGTGATTGATTTATTGTAGAACGGCACATTTGGGTCGAAAGGATTTGACTGAACGAAAGCAATCATGCAACCGCATAGCAAGTTTTCATCTCTCAAGCGCTTACACGCATCTTGCGCATACATTGAGATTGCTTCTTTTAGATCTGTTAATTCAGTGACGGGACCACCGAAAGCTCTAGACGCAACACTTTGTTTTTTTGTTGGGGGAGCGTGCTCGATATAAAAGTAGACCCACTCTTTCAT